TCTCCACGCACTCCTCATACACCTCAGTAATACGCTTGATTGTAGCCACAGCAACGTTATTTTTGAAGTGTGGGTGATTATTGCAGTATTGTTCATAATCGGTGATGTCGAGGAGTATCTGGTCGAAATGCTCTTTGCTGTGACGGACGTTATGTAAAATCTCGTCACCGAAGTGAAGGATACGTGTTCGGCAGTTGTTGGCTGCACGTTCCTCACACTCGGATCTGAGCTTTTCAACATTCCTTTCAAGGCCGTCCACCTTTTCTACGACTTCGCCGTTCAGAGCCTTGCCTATCTTTTTAGCAATGAAACTCCATGGATTTATTTTAATAGGTGCAATCTGGAGGAGCGTTGCCAGTATAAGCAACGCACTTCCACCACCTGTCAGCAATTCCTTTAATGTCATTTTCTCAGTTCCTCATAAAGCTTCTTTTCAAAATTCTTCCCTGCGATACCGTTCTGAGCGTATCCCCACTTTTCCAGCAGATAATTTACAGCTCTTTCAGTACCGTCACCAAAGCAGTATGAATTCACATCCATGCCGTAAGGCTGCAGTCCCTTATTTTTAGCAAGAAGCAGCAGCATTTTCACCGCATAACTGCCGATTGTATTTGCGCCCTTTTTGTAGCCGTCCCTGTCAAGCACAGGAAGCGCTTTCGGCTTGCTTACACCAAGAGTTTTCGCAATACCGTCCGCATACGCTTTTGCAAGCTTTTTGTAGTTTGCCATAATGAAATCCGCATCCGACTTTGTATCAACAAAACCACCCTCAAGGAGTACGGACGGAGCGTCAGTCTCTCTGATAATTGCAAAGTAGTCCTTGCCATCCGAGCCGAGTTTTGTTTTAACTCCTCTGCTTGCAAAGATTTTCTTAACCTCTGCATTAACATTATCGGCAAGAGTTTTTGAAACGCCGCCGCCCGAATAGCGGTACACCTCAAAGCCGGTACCGCCACCTGCGTTAAAATGCACATCAATCACGAGGTCAGGGTTGTAGTCGTTGCACATCTTAACCTTACTGTCCATATCGGTATCAACGTCAGATGTTCGGCTCAATTTTGAGCTGATGCCGTACTCTTTCAGACACTCCCCAACAGCCTTTGCCGTTTTAAGCGTGTACTCCTTTTCGATTATGTACTTCACCGCTCCCGGATCAGAACCGCCGTGACCTACTCCGATAAATACTTTCTTTGCCATAATATAAACCTCACTTTCTTAATTTTCCTTCAGATTCATAACCGCCGCAATTCCTGCCGCCGTTGCTGAAACGCAAAGTCCGATAACTGCCGTTTTTGCGGCGCTTGTGTTGCTGAAATCCATCACCGCAATGTTAACAGCTATGTAACCCACAGCCGTCTGCAGGAAGGTTCGGAGCGCTCTTTTAAGCCATATTTTCATATTCTCACCTCTTTCTTAATATAAACTGATAATTTTCACACCGCTCATCGTTGGATTTGACTGTCCCATGCCTGTTCTGATGCACAGGTTATTATCGTCTGCATACTCAAACATTATCTGACTGTCAGCGCTGTAATAACTGCCTGTCCCGATAGATTTGATATATTTCAGTGGAAGCGTCAGATTGTACCGACCTGTAGTGTTGCTTGTATTTATTTGACATATCACAGCCGAATAATTCTTAAACAATCCCGGTATATTTACTGTCAGCGGAGATTCTTCGGTAGTGGTACTGCTGTAAAGCAGCGGCTGCTGTTCAAACTTTTTAAACCTTTCATCAGCACTTTCAGAATATGGTTCAAACGTACTGTCGGTTATGTCGGCATAACGAAGCATAGGATATATCGTCTCTGTTACTCCAACTGTGACCAGATTGTTCCTGGTATTTAAAAACCTGTAGGTCGTTTCTTCCGTTACAGTAATTTTGTTTTCAACTGCGGCAAAATTTTTAAGCCACTTTATAGAGCCGTCTGCATTGACGGTATAAAGCTGGGTATGAGTGATGCTCGGCGTACTGTAGCCCTCGACGCTGTAAATGTATATTCCTGGTTTCAAGGTGATCTCTGCAATTGTAATACCAATAGTTCCAGTAGCTTCTGAAATTTCAGATGTTACAGTTGCTGAAACGCTGTAATCATCATTAAAAACCCATGTAATCAAGCCCGTTCCATGTGTCCATGTGTAACCCGGTGGACGGTAAAGTTTTAGTAGATTCTTTCTTCGAAAACCGAGTGTGGACATGTTAAGAGCAATATTACTTTCAGCAGAATCAGTATTTTCTTCAAGCAATAAAATGTCTTTTGAGTTTTTAGTAATAGCGGTATTCATTTCAGCGGCACTGTCAGCATGATTTGTTATCCAGTCGCTCATTTCTTTGAGGGTATCAAAATCTTCAGGGGCACCGGCAACAATTTCCGCAATCTTCTGAACTATAATTTCAAAAACTTCTGACTTACTATACATATCAGAAGTTTTTTGTTCAAGATTTGTAATACGAGTTCCGGTTAAATTCATTGTATTACCTATATTATCAGCTGCAGTTTTTGCCTTGTCAGCAGTCTGTGAGGCATCCAAAATCCCTTGTTCCATATGATTTAAATTCTCTGCAGACATAGGCGTTCCCTGTTGTAATACTTCTCCGGCATACACAATTTCTTTGGTTCCGTCATCATTATTAAAAATATTGTAACGGTTTCCTGAATTAACATGGTCAATCCAGGCTGTAGGTATATAAGACATTAATTATATCCCTCCTCATAAAATCTGTATTTAAATTTAATATATAAATCTGTTCCTGATGGCTTAATTAGATTCTCGGTTTTTTGTGCAATTGTATTACCGTCGTTATCAAGAACTCTCAGAGCTGTTACCGTACCTCCGGCTGCAGTTGTGATGGCAATATCATAGTATTTATAAACATGATATTCATCAGTACCTGTTGTTCCTGAATTTGTTATGACTGCATCTTCCCATTCTCCATTATCAAGCTGATACTGAATGGTGTCTATATGTTCAGCCATCGAAACGGTCATAGAAGTTAAAAAACTCGGTTTCCAGAACATAATAATTCCTCCTGCTAATTAAAATGGAATATCCTGACCACAAGCATATAATCCGCATTTGGGAACATCTGAATTGTAAACTTCAAATATTGTTTCCACTGCAAGCGAAAATTCATAATTCCATGTAAGATTGTAAAAAATATGTGCAGGAATTTTATTTGAAATAAGTTTTATTACTTCAGAAATATTAATAACATCTCCACCGCCTCTTTCAGCGTTTATGGTCAGAGTATGAAAATCAACCATATAGGCTTCCTGTTCGAATGTAATGGTTGCATCAGCGTCTGTGTAAGCCTTGATGATATCTGTAATCATAGATGCTGACAGCTGTCCTGAGCTTGTCAGACACGCTTTTACAATCCGTCTGCGTTCATCAAGTGATTTTGATGATGAATTCAGATTAAGGATTCTTTCGAATTCAGAAATAGCATTGCTGTCAGCCTCATTAATAAACTGATTAAAAAATACTTGCTGGATGTCTGTTTTAAGCTGATCCGAAAGCCTGCCATGTGCTTTCAGTATTTCAAGCATTTCGTAAACGTTACTGTAATATGAAGGATACATACTTAAAAGTTCTTCAAAACCATTCCTTATATCCTTAAACAGCTTCAACCAAAACACCTCCCAGTACCGGAATAAATGTTGGTGTAATTGTGACGTTTGATGCCAAACCGTTCAGCAGCAGTTCTGAAAAGTCGATTATTTCAGAAACACCTGTAGTTATCAGTGCACCGATTTCACTGATTCTTACAGTAGAATTTGATTTGTCATCGCCGCTTAACGCAATTCCTTTAAAATAGTCAGTAAGAATAGAAATAATCCTCGACCTGACAATGTCAATATTTGCACCGTTTACCAATTCAACTTTTAATGAAATTTCTATTTCATACTTAAATGCCGGTATGGCGGTAAAATGTGCGCCGATAGGAGCCGTTCCTTCACCAAGACCGTCACCAACTTTGTATATAACTGTTCCGACCGTAACAGTTTTTCCAAAGGAATCAGGGTCAATAAACTGCTGAACTGCTTCTGTGACTGCATCTGAGCATGGCAGACCATCGGCATTTATAAGCACGGCTTTTACAGTATTTCCTCCATTCCACAATGGAAAGATACGTGCTTTTGATACACCGTCAACACTTTCGCACCATATTTTGTAATGCTGTTTGTTACCGCTTTCGCCAACACCTGAAATCTTATTTATAACTCTTGCTCTCAGACTTTCATCATCTTCAATATCCGTTGCATAGCTTTTGATGCCGCTGAATACGGCAGATGTCAACCCCTCAATTGTATCGACAGGGACGGCAGTTTCACCCGGCAGAATAACGTTGTATTTTGCTCCGCCTTCTTCAGCCTCAAGAAACAGAACATTATCTGAAGTTTTTTTGAGAACAAAATAAAGACTGTTGCAAAAAAATCTTTCTCCGACTTCGGGAACTATTCCTGTAAACTCCACAAAATACTGTGCAAAGGTTGCTGTCTGCCTTGTAATACCATATTCAGCTGCCTTTGAGTCAAGATATTCACCTGTTGCCGTTTTAACTCTTGAAAGTGAAAAAATCAGGTCAAGGTCTGTGTAAAATTCTGCTACTTTAAGCATGATACCTGAAATGGCATCATAAAAAATACTGCCCTGACGTGTGTCAATATCGTCAGGAGCATTTGAAAGAACGTCTTCCATAAGATTTTCATAGGTTTTTTCTTCAAACATCATATCACCTCACTTATCTGTGTTTTACCGAAAACTGTATTAACTGAACAGGAAATGAAAGCAGTGTCATTTTTAAAGGTAAACTCAAAATCATATATTTCAAGAATTCTTGTGTCCTGTGAAAGTGCATCACGGATAAGCTCCGGTAGTGCTGTTTCGATGAGTTCAGGAGTTGATATGCTGTCATGCACCATGCTTTCAACTTCGCTGCCATAATCGCTGTCATAAATAAGGCACTTGTAACGTACCGTAATAATTGCCTTGCGGATTGCCTGATTTACTGCTTCCATACCGTCAACCATTCCGATTATACGTCCTGAATCAAGGTCAAGACAGTATGTGCGTGACGGCTTTTCAGGTTCTTCTTCAATATCAGAAAAAGGGATTTCAATATCAACTGCCATATATATCACCGCCTGTCCAAAGCATAATATTTCTTTCCGTTGTTTAACACCAGCATATGAATCTGTTCCCTTTTTTTAAATTCGAAAGTCTTGATGGTACAACAGGAGTTACAATAAGCTTTTCATCATTAACTGCCCGAACCTTAACAGGACTTTCCGAAATCACTGTGCCGATTATAAGGTCAGTTCCGGACTGTGACATTTTCTGAAGCATTTCTTTTATACTTCCGGTTTTGTACATAAAAGCCTCCTTATTCATTTACAGAATTTAATTTCAAATTCATTATGTGACTGTTTCCTTTAAAGGTGTGTGTATCCTCGTCCACCCAGAATGTACCGCATATGTCAAGAGGAGTTATATTTACATAAACACCGGTTCCCGAAATAACCTCCGGAATACCAAAGGCTTCCACAGCAAGACTTATTTCAGGTGTGCTGATTTTTTAAATGTTTCACTGATCTGTTCATTAAGTTTTGCCTGTGAAATATCATCATCCTTTTTTTCAATATCCTTAAAGATACCGATTTTCTTTTCAAGGCTTTCATTCTTTTTTACCGCATAAACAGTATCCTCATTCGAAAGAATTTTAAGGCGGGTTTTAATATCTTCAATACTCTTTTTGTAGTTGTATGAAATAATGTTTCCACCTGTTTCAAGAACCCATTGATGAATATTTTCACGGCGTTTTAAAAGGCTTAAAACGCCTTTGAAGATTGTATACATTATTTTGTGCCCTTCCACTTGATATTTTCGGCAAGCTCGGAAATATCATAGGCTTTGCTGTTTTTATACAAAATCAGGGATATATCAGCCATAATAAGCCTCCTTATGGCAATGTCAGTGTTTTACCCTCGATGTCATTTGGGTTTGACCCGATAACCTTTTTATTTGCATCGTATATTTTCGATTTGTAAGAGCCGTCACCATAATATTTTTTTCAATTTTATATAACGTGTCTCCCGATTTTGCAGTATAGGTTTTCGGTTTTTTCTGTGTATTTACTCTTGGGGTCTGATTTTTCGAAATACTTGTTTTTTTATTGTTTATGTTTATCTGTCTGACTCTGATTGCACGGTACTCCTTGAATGTAATTGAGTAATCGTACGAACCGACACCACCTCCGCTTTGCAAGTAGGAAAAATCCTCAATAGTCATATATTTTGTAATACTGCATTTGGTTATATAAAGCCTTACAGGGAATTTTTTATTCATCCAATACTCTATGGTAGCTATATAATAATGCGGCATTAAAACCCTCTTAACACTGTAGCCTTGAAAATATACCCTCGGAAAAATTGAGGAAAATGAAATTTTTATTGCTTTAGGAGCGAAAATAACAGTTGCTTCGCCAAGACCG